GAGCAATTCAAAACCGATTACAAGGTAGAGCACTATCAAGGATTCTTAATTCAATTAAAAAGAAAAATGAGTGATTCTAAAAAATTAGTAAGATTAAAAAAGATTAGACGTGATAATTTAGAAAAAAATTTATTAGATGTTCAGTTAAAAGGATATGACCATTACATCTTTTTTAACGAAAGAGGTAAAGCTCAAGTGATTTCTGATGGTAATTGGGTGACTGAACATATCAGAACAGCAGTCCTTAAATTTAATTATGAGATTGATAAGATGGATAAATTATTGGTACGTGATTTTACTGACTACGAACTTAACCAATACGAAAAAATTTTTTTAAAGGATTCCTAGGCTTTACTTGTCTCATCTCTGTTACAACACGATTAGCTTCTAATTCTATTAATCTGTTTAGCAATGAAGCCATAAAAATATCTTGGTCAAATTTTTTTCTAACAAGATGAGTGCAATATCTTTTTACATCAGTTAAATTATCAGATTTCATTATTTCTCTACATTGCATTTCAATCTCTAACTCCAACTCTGGAGGTGCTGGTTCTATATCAATGTTGAGAAATTTAGTAATCTTCATTTTGCTAAAGATTAGTAGTAGAACCTGGGAACATCCTTGATTCAATGAAAGCAACTGCCTGATCGTCTATTGTGTTATCTGTTTGTTTAGCTATAGCCTTTAACAGATCCACGATTAATCTCTTCATTGCTTTTGATTTTATAAATACAAGAAGAATAGGTTTTAAAATTTTTACCATCGTTTTTTATGTGTTACTTCCCAAACATAGCTAACTTGCTAGTATTAGACAAGAATCTTAACTTTTATGGATGATCAAGAACCAAGTAAAGTTGAAACCATTGTTAAAGTTTGTGTACTTCTTTGGTCGGCAACACTTTTATCCCTTTCATACTATGAACCGCCTTCTGGCAAAAAAATAGTAGATTTTGACCCGACATTCATTGCCAGTATTTTTTCAGCATCTACGGCTTCACTTGGTTTTCAGATAAAAAAGAAAAAAGATAATATAGTAGATAATAAGAACAATAAATCAACAGTCAAATGAAAAAACTATTACCATTATTACTTCTTGCATCTGCACCAGCCTATGCTGATATAACACACAGCATAACGTCTAGTATAAAACTTGAAGTTAGTACAGCAGCTACTACAGCAGATAAGATCGGATCATCTTATTCAGTAAGTGGATCTGGTGTAACAACAGAAGATTCAAGTTCAAATGCTGGTGTTGTTGGAGGTTTTGGAGATTTAACAAATGGCGTTCCAGCTTTTACATCAATTACTGCAACTCAAGCTACTAATGGAGAGGCTTTCAGTTTTTCTCAAACCCTTTTAGAAGGTGACGTAACTCCTACTTCTGCTGTCACTACAGGTGAGGTTGCAAACTTCTCTGACTTAACATCAACGGCTGCTGGTTCTGCTACTGGCTTAGAAGGAACTATTGATAATCATGCAATATCTCTTACAGCAGGTGGTACAGGTACAACAGCTACAGGACAATTTGTGACCACGTTAACTGTGGACTAAAGCCATGAAAAGGCTTTTATTTTTATCATTACTGTATGTCTTACCAGCTAATGCAAATATTGTTCCCTCATTCACCACAGGGAACATGTCGAGTACAACCAATACAACTACTACAATTACTGAAACTATTACCAGTAAAGATTATAAAACTGGCTACGAGTATACTGTTACTGGAACGGGAATTGATTATACAGGTGGTGATATGGCTCCAGCAGCAGTTGAAACTACTGGTACTGTTGGAGGTGTAAGTTATACATGGACAGGAGCAGATATGACAACAAAACCAACTTGGAATCTGGTAAATCCAACATCAGGCAATGCTTTTCAATTTACAGAAACTTATTCTGGACCTGGTTTACAGAACGTGACCTCAATAACAAGAGATATAACAACAGAATCCGTTACTTCTACTACCTCTGTATTCTCTCAGTAATATTTAGCCCAGTTAAAGTTTTAGCTAACGCAGTAAGTCAAAGCAATAGCGGATCTGTAACGAACCAAAACTGGAATGTAAATAATGGATCTTTTCATACAAATCAGTATGGAGGAAATATTGTATGTCAGGGAGCAATGATGACTATAACGCCATTTACTACATTCAATTCAAATTATCGAAAACCATTTGAACATTACTATGAAACTCCTGTCTACGATCCAACAGACTTGGTAGGAGATTTTGATGATGATGGTAATCCTACAGGAGATGGTACACCTGATAATCCAGGAAAAATACTATATAACCAACAAAACTATTCTGGTACGAATAAAGATAGCTTTGCAATAGGTACAGGAATAACCATGAACTTTTCTATTCCACTAGATAGACAACTTGGTAAACAATGTAAAGATGCAGCCCAGACTCAGATAAATATACAAAAGCAAAGACTAAAGAACCTTGAACTTGATTGGCATATAAGTCGTTTAAAGCATTGCGGAGAGAAAAAGATCGCTGGGATACAGTTTGCAAAATCTAGTCCTTATTATGATTTATGCAAAGATATAGAAATAGTTCCAAAGAAAGGTCAGGTATTACCGCACAAGCATGAAATAAAGCAGAAGTAGAAGGTGTCCATATCCTTAAAGTGTCTTACGTTTTAAGTACCCTCTACTTCTATTTATATGATAACTACATCTAAAAATTTTAAGTAGACAAGTCACGGGTATTAAACTCATCTACGGATATTTATTCTACCTTATCTTTTTTCTTTGTCAGTTTTTTAATTATGTTTTTTACGAGAGGTTTGATGACATTAATAAGAAGTGGAGTAGTAGCAGCGACCAAAGCAATACCAGCAGCAGTAGTAGAATCTTTGGCTGAAGGTAAGTATTGGTCGATAAATTTTGTATCTTCATAGAGTGTTATGCACTCAGTCTCATCATCGTTCAATTCATGCCCGATAACAACCTCTAGCTTCTGTGAATTTCTATAATCACCTACTCGCTGGTCTTTATCACCTGGGCATTTTATAAATACATCTTCTTCCTTTTTCTTTGGTATCTCAGGTTTTTTAGTCTCAGGTTGCACTGTTTCATTTTCTGCTGTCTTATTCTCTTCTTCCTTAGTCTCAACTATCTCAATCTTTCTTCTGTCATATAACAAAGGTTCAAATGATGGCATCGAACCATAAGGACAACTAACCACAGTACCAGTAGGGTCATCATCATATAATGCAGTATTTTTTGGTGAAGCATCCCTGTGATAACGTACACAACCTGGCATCATCAAAGATGGCATTGGTACGTTCAATACTTGAAAAGGATTATTTATATTGTTATTAATTAACGGAACATCAATCTTCGGTACTTTTATCTCAGGTATCTCCATCTTCTACCTCTCCTATAGAAATAGACCATCCATCTTCTCCAAAAGTACCTTTTTCTACAATCTTGGGTTTCTTTACTTTTTCATCTAATTTTTCGTGATATTTTTTTATTTCATTATCTAGTTCTAAATTAAATTTTTTCATTCGCAACCAATGAACTAATTTATCTAAATAATATTTTATTAGTTTTTTAAAAAATCCAAAAATCATTAATCGTAAGCATCTCTTGGTAAAAATACTTCTACAAAAGAATTACATTTAGGACAGGATAAATTAGTTACCATACTATATTCTCCAGACATTATTGGATAATCTTCTCCATCCATGTCATGATCTCCACCCCAGATCAATTCAGTTTCACAGTGCCAGCAATTCATAAGTTTTTACCAGTTTAGTTGTTCTTCAATCTGCTCTTTTTGTCTCCTTTCAATATATTCCCAAAACCATTTATTTGGATCATTAGTGGTAACAACAGGTAATGGTTTTAACTCTTTTACTTTTTTATCAAACTCCTCTGCAATAATCCAATCCATGTGTTTCATTACTTGTCCTAACAACTGATCTTCAAAAGCTGGACTTTTCATGTATAAAAACACTAATAATCCCGAACCAAAAGTAATTGATGATGTAACTAAAGCAGCAATAGCGATAAAACGAGTTTTCATTACTTAGATATGGGTAACGATATTCCTGTAGTTTTTGGTATTGCTTTTTCTATAGCCTTTGGCATCGCCTTTTGTAAATCACCCATAATTTTATTTTTCAGTGTCCTTTCAAACTCTGGACTCTTCATGTAACGATATGCAAGAAATCCTCCTACACTCATTGAACTAACCATCAAGAATGAGATAATTGAAAGAACCTGACAGATTTTATTCAGCATGAAAAAAATTATGTATGCTTGTATTTATATTTTAGCAATAACAACAATAACGTCACTTACCCCTCTATATCTAACCGCAGGATACTTAACAAGAAAAATTAAAGTTTAGGATTAGCAGTTTTAACTTCGGTTATATGTTTTGCCCATTCACCATTTTTATCAAACGTGCCATTCATCATATCTTTGTAAATTAAGTCCAGTTGTTCTTCGATACTTTTATATTGACGTTTTCTACTCCTGATAATTCTGTGGTTATATTCAAGAGTTTCCGCTTCTTTTTTATAACTCTCTAGTTCTTTTTCAGTTGGCCTGACAATATCTGGTACGTTCCAATCTTTTATGATTGCACCCTGTCCCTGGTCTAGCAACATTACAAGTCTGTAGTCATCTAGTATCTTTTTAGCTTCTGATAGTGATTTACCATTCCTGACTAAATGAACAGTTACCTTAGATGATAACTGTGGCATTAAGTCGGTTCAGTAGGCCATGTAATATTTGATAATTTTGTATCAGATGGTGTTTGGTTTGCTGGTAAATCTCTTAATGCTTGCCTATAAGTTTTCTGTGCATCGGTCATTGTTCTATCAGGTGATGCCATCCAATCAGTTTCTTTTAGTTTCATGTTTCTTTGATACCTTAATTCAACTAATGCTAAAGAACCATTTGCAGTTTTCCAAGCTTCCCAAGCTGCATTTATCTGTTCATCAGTAGGCTGTGCATCTGGATTTCTGCCGTCATCGTACCATTTTGCAATACTATGTGTTGTCTTATTTAAAACATATTCATTGTTATTCAAGCCAAGTTGCTCAATGGCTAAATCAATGTCAACGTCTGCGTTAATTGTCATTTTTAATCCATCCTCCAGATTACAACTTGTGCATAAAATTCTTCTTCTGATGCAAAATTAGCATCTCTTCCAAAACCAGTTGAGGTTTTTGATGTAGTACATCTATGTTTAAGAAAATAACCTTCTGATGAAGCATTAGTTACTACACCAAAACCAACAGACATCTGAACGTTTGGATAGCTTGTATGGCTGTGTACATTTTGCCCAAAAAGTTTGTCAGTGCCACCATCAGTTACAATTTTAGTTCTATGTGTACCAATGTCAAAACCTCCTGCTTGAAAAAACATTAAATATGTCCCTGCTGGTAACGTAAATTCACCTGTGCTTGTATCTAAACTACAAAACACTTCTCCATCATGTTCTTCTGTATTTAAAACTCTTACCCTATCTGCTCCATTGGTGAAAGTACCAGCATCAACAGCATGTGCTTGCTTTTCTCTTAATATTGCAACAGCAGTACCAACACCTACTCCTTCAAGAGAGCCAGCTATGGTAACTCCTGATCCTGAAGTGTTTAAACGCAGACTACCATTATGATAAAGGTTAACACTTGAATCATCATTACAAACAATCATATTTTCACTACTAGAGGAAGTTCCATGTTTTAGGGCAATCCCATCACCTGAGATCAAAGTCATATCATCGTCACATTCAATGGTCAGATCGTCATCTGAATCAAGTTTTATATCTGCTCCATCAGCAGTTGATATAGTAAAAGCATCTGTAGAAGATACATATTGAATGACTCCATCATTACTACCTCCAAACCTAACTGCTATATCATCATTAAAATCTATACCTGTTCCACCACCTACGCCAGACGCTGAACCCCATGTAAGGGTTGTTGGGGTAGAGCTATCAGCCTGTAAAACTTGCCCTGCTGTAGGAGCAACGGCTGGTAGTGTAAGAGTTACATCAGATGCTATAGCTGCTGGTGCTTGCAAAGCAATGAAATTAGATCCATTTGCTGTAGCCTCTTCAAATCTTAAATCAGATTGATTATCTAATATGACATCACCTGTGAAAGTACCTCCTATTGCGGAAAATCCTGATGCTGTAGTTTCAAAAGTCTTAGTATTATCATGATATAACTCTACGGCTCCATCATCAATAAATTTAGCAAAAGTTTCACCTGCATTATTGCTTGTCAAATGAATAGTATTATCACTCTGCAAATATAAAGCTCCAGTTGTGCTTGTTATTTTCAAATATCCATCACTTGAAGAAATAACACTATTTCCATCGTGATAAAGCTCCAAGTCATCACCTGTACCTAAACGAATTTTTACATCATCATTGAAGTCAACATTTCCAGTGAAAGTCGCTCCAGTAAGTGCAGCTAATCCTAAATTTACAGATCCAATACCACCAACAGCCGAAACATTTACATAACCATCATTCGCAGCATTTCTTATTTTTAAGGTGTTATCACCAGTATCGGCATACCATTGGTACGCATAATTTGTAGTTAAATCTGTGGCCTTTGAATTGTTGGAAGCTATTGCAGCAAGAGCATTATTTAAATCAGTACGAACCGCACTTCCCGTTCCATTATCAATTATATAGTCATGTTCTGCCATTTAGCTTACCCCCGATAGCTTATATCCATAAAACCAGGTTTCAGCCGTGACTGTATCTTGGTTGTTGCCTTCATTATGTTCAACATACTGTGCGACAGTATTTCCTGCTGCTAAATCTAGTATAAGTTGGGCATGAACTGATGTAAATACATCAGCAGCAGAACAATAAGCTCTTGAAACCTTTCCATAAGCTGTTAACTGTGCATCGTTTACATAGAAAGACATTTGTATAGCATCACCATCTTGCAAGTCATCAAGGCACACTTGACCACCTATTACATATTTTCCTGCACCATTTGTAGGAACAGTAAACTTATAAGTTGAGTTGTTGTACGCTCCACCGCTATCAAATACTTCTGTATTATTGCTGACAAGAGTAAAAGTTGTATTGGCAATAGCTTGAGAAGCACTAGGTCTTGCAGCAAAAGCTGGTTTGTTTCCTAATGTAGCCCATGCACTACCAAAATATCCTTCAAAACTATTGAAGTCTGTGTTATATCTAAAATCTCCGTTAGCTGGAGAACCTGATCTTGCTGAAGTCGCACCAGATAACTTAGGTAATAATCCTAAATTTTCCTCTGATACATTTCCTAAAGTAACAAAACCATTATTAGCACCATTTCTGATTTTTAATAAATTACTAGATGTGTCTATATGTGGTTGATATGCGGTTGTTATTGATGGATCGCCTGATCCTGAGTTAAGTGAATTTATTGCAGCAAAAGCAGAATTTATCTTTGTACGAAACACACTCCCTACACTGTTATCTACTATGTAGCCGTTTCCTCCTGTAGTATCAACTCTAGCCATCAGGTTCTATTAGATAATTTAAGTTTACAGTAAAAAAGTGGATATGCCTATGATGTATCACCTTTTCCAAAACCTGTTGCAGTATATGAAAATAATAAACTTTTTAATAAATTACTTGCACCAGCATCACCAAAACGTATTGTAAATTCTGTTTCTGTTACAGCTACAGGTTTAAAAAACAAATCTTGCGCACTTGCTTCACCTAAAAATACATTTACTGTAGGTGGTGTTTTAAATCTTTTAGCAAAAGTACAAGTAACACCAAAAGCACCACTTCTAATAAACCCTGAATTATCAGGAGTCATTGTTTTCTTAGTTACACATTGTTGGCCTGATTTAGTTACAAGAGGTGCATCTGCATCATTAACAGTAAAACTTGTAGTACCACTTACCGATGCAACAGTATAAGTACCATCATCAGGTTTAGCTATAGTCAAAGTTACATTTCCAGATGTATCTAGTGAAGTTGCTGAAGTAACAAAAAATCTATCTGTACTTAATCCACTAGCACTGACAGTATATGTACCATCTGTAGCAGAACCGCTTGTAAAATCAAGTATAACTGGATCGCCAGCAGAAAAACCATGTGCAGTAAAGTTACAAATAATAGTTGTTGTCCCACCAGTTGCAATATAAGTACCAGTTAATGTACTCGTTGTAAAAGTTAAATTTACTGTATCTCCATTTAAAATATCCGTTCCAACTATTGCTCCAGTAATGTCTGCTGTTGTCGGGGTTACAGTTATTGTTCCAGCACTTGCACTAGAAACAAAATCCCCGTTAACTGTATGCACACAAGTTCCATCTCTTTGTGTTTCTGTTCTTGGTGCAAGAGAGCCTGTAGCTCTTAATGTAGTAACTTTTATATTTTCATCAGGTTTCGTTGAAGTAAATACAGCTTTAAATTTATATCCTCTACCTTTAAAAGTAGCATTACTGAACTTTTCAAATGCAGTAAATGTAGGACTACCAGAACTGGGATCATCATCAGTAGTGGCAACAAATAAATCAACTTTTGGCTCGTCTATTTTTGTTCCATCAATATCAGAAAATAAATCAATTTCATTTCTTGCATCTATCTCTGTATTCTTTAAAAATGTAGTGGCTGCAATTTCTTTTATAAAATGTGTAGGCATTTTATTATTTGCACCAAGATCTCCAACAGTTGTAAATTCATAAGTTCCAGTTGTTGAAATAGTATCTCCAATCTGATCCAAATTAGGTGTTAATGTATCAAAATCTGTTTCATCATCAAATAATCCATCACCAGCTAATATCATTTCTAAACCAGTACCATCTGAAGTTATTGCAACACCTGTTTTTGTACCAGCAAAACTAGCACCATCTTCATTTATATTTGTAATTGTATCTTGATCGTCTGCTTCTGAATCATCAAGTGCAAATTGTACTGTCTGTTCACCATTAGAAAAAGTGTCTTTCGCATCTCTAGCTTTTACAACATAAGTTCCAGCTATTTTTGGGACGATAGCATCTGTAGACGTACCAGGGACAGCATCTACTATCGGAGTTGAATTTTGAAAAGTAACTCCGCTTGTAAGATTGCTATGTTTTATATAAACCCTGCCTCCGTTTATAACAGTTACATCATTTGATTTTTCCCAAGCTAAACGCACAAAGTTTTTATCAACGGGTTCAACAGTCAATCCAGCTAAATCATCTGGTGGTGTAGTTTTTCCTACAATTTCCTTTGTTGCATCTGCTGATCCTGCTGATAATAAACCTGTAGTGTTCCTAGAGGAAACCGATACATCATATTCACCTAGCTCTGCATCGAAAACAGTAAAAGCTGTTTCATTTACATATATTTCAAGATCAGTTTGACTTGGTGATGAGATTTGTACTAGATAATCTTTTGCACCTTCTGTTTGATTCCATTCAATGATAAGTTTATTTTTTATTTTTCCTTCTTCAGAATAAAACTCTTCTGTTAATTCTAATCCTGTAGGTGCACTTGTTTGATTATTAATAATAGTTACTGGTTCTGGATCTGGAATACCATCATCAGGATTTTCTATAAAGTCATACTTATTAACGTCATAACTAATAGCTGTAATTGCATAGACATCTTTATCTTCAGTAACAGTAAGAACTCTCCATGTTGTTGGAGATACTGTAGAGTCCGATATTAAGTACTCAGCATTTGGTTCTGGTTTTGTTGTGAAGTCACTACTGACAGTTATTACATTTCCATCGACACTTGAAATAGATTTTGTTTCTAAAGTGGCCTCCTGAATACCAGTATCAGCGTTTGGAGTGGTAATCATAATACTTATATCTCCAGAACTGGGCAAACTTGTATTTGCACTATCATCTACTATCACTTTATTTTTTACAGTACCTTCAATCAGGTTGGTAACAGATAGTCTGCCACCTCTTCTCAATCCTGCTTTCATTGGATCAGTTATATTGATTCTCATTCCAGGTCTTACAATTACACCTCCAGCTAATCCAGTTGTAAACGAAACAGTTTCTACACTTCGGTTGTTTTCATACAGAATAAAATTTGCTGCTCTTCTTGCCTGACTTTTTGATGTACAGCCAAAAGCTGCTACTTTTTTGTGAACTTCTCCAAACTTATTAAATGTTTCTAAACCAGATCCAACATTTGCTGCATTATCTTTTACAGTTACATATGCCTTTTGTTTTGTTTCATTATCAAAATAACTGACAGTAACTATATTAGCTCTTGTTTTTAAACTTGTACCAGAATATGAAAATCCTTCTGCCGTTACATTACTTAAGTTAAACAGATACTCAGGATCTAAATTTCCTCTATCTTGACTGAAACTTAATGATCCTGCACTCCAAAAACCAAATCCTCTAAAAACACTCGTAATATCAGCAATAACTTTAAAAGCATCTTCTCTATTTCTTATGGTTGCCGAAAGACTGAAGCGTGGCTCCATCTCACCTTCTATACCATCTTTTCCTACAGGTACTAACGTAGAAGAATACTTGCTAATTTCATAAAGAGAAAAAAGATCAACCTGACTTAGAGCTATGTGATCTCCTATCCCATATCTTTTAGAAAGCATGACATCTAGCAAAATCCAAGCTGGATCTGTTGTCCAAACACATTTATGTGTTAATGATCCATCGAAATTGTAACCACTTGGATAAACAACTCTTCCATTATTAATATCGACAGTAGGTTTTAAACCAGCATCATCTTCATCTGGTATTCGTACACGCATACCACGGATTCTATACATTCTTGATGGAACGCTATTAAAGGCTTGACCATCAAAACGTAAAGCTGCGACAGCTAAATCACTAAATTTTTGTTTTTTGTCAAACAGTTTAGATATTTTGCTAACACTAAACTCATTCTTGCTAGTTGAAGCATTTAACCTTTCAACTTTTACAGTAATTGGAAAAGCTGGTAATACTGAAGTGTCATTATCTCCAACTTCTAATAATGTTCCAAAATTAATTACATGATCTCTTTTAAATGGTTTTTTTGTCTTTCCTACTAATACTATTTGGCTAGGATCTGTACTAACACCTTTCTTTTCTCCTTTTGTAAGAAAAACATTATCACCTTCAACATAATCATATTCAACATTATTAGCATCAATAATTGATATTCTATATTTTGTTATATTCTTGGCTACACCGCCACTACCAACCTTAAAATGTGCGTTCCAGTTTAAAGTGACTTTTAATCTATTAAAACCAGGACTATCTGGATCATTAGCAAGCACTTCTTCTGTTAAAGGACTTTTTTGTATTTGAAAACTTTGTGGTACATTTTTTGTTACTATTGTTCCGTAATTAACAAAACTTAAATTTAACTCTGTATCTTCTACTCCTGTAAATGGTACGTTGGCTATTTTTTCTACTCCAACTGTTCCACTATCACTGACTAAAGTTTTTGGGTCACCATCGGTATTTAAAAATCTTACCTTAAATTCATTTTTATGGTCAGATTCTATGACTTTGTAAAATCCATCATTAGTATCTGCACTTACAGTTGCGGTTCCAGATGTCGCAATACTCGCTCCACCTACAATTAATTCAAAACTATTATCATTACCACTAATTAATTTAACTTTATATCTGCCATCTTTATCAGTTGGTGAGTTTAAAGTGCCAGAGGTGAAATTTATATAAACTTCTTGGTCAGCAGTAAAACCATGAGCAGCAGCACTGCCTCCTTCTCCATCAAGAGTATCTACTGTTACTATTGATTCTCCATCATCATTAACCAAAGCAGATGTATAAGTTGCAAATTTTTTAGTTAGGTTTACTGCACTTGGAGTTGCAGTTTTCGTTATAAAGTTTAATTTTATGCTGTCGCCTTTAGCAATTTGTGGAACGCAAGTAGATGTCTGATTATTAGTAATAGTGATAACACCTTGAGTATCACCATCAGAAGCAGAACTAGATGACCAGTTTGCCTTGAATTTATTTACAATTTTGCCATCATCATCAGTTTCAGCAGAACCAAATTGAAAATCTGCAACAATATCTGAAAAATTAAACGCTTCAAGTGTTGTAGCACTTAAGGCTGCTTTCTTTTTCTTTCCTAAAGTACCTAATTTTTCATAGTTGTCGATAATCTCTTGAATACTAGGAACAGTAGGTGTTTTTAAAATAGGTGTCTTTCCTAAAAATATATCCGCTAAAGATGCAATTTTATAATTTAAAGTATGTCTTTCAATTCCTAATTTTAATGGCGTTGGGAAACCTTCTATTTCACCTTCTGATATTACATCAATTAATTTAAGAAAAGATTGACTAATAAGTTTTTGACCAACCTTTTTCTTAAACTCTACGGCATCACTTTCAAAACTTATAGTTCCGTCTAGTCCACCGATTAACTTATTAAGTCCTGTCATACTATGCGTTACCTTTTAGTTTTGCGTTACCTACTTTTTGTGTAGTATCTATACCAGCAGATACTACGATAGATCCAGTAAATACTTCTCCATAACATATTGGAATCCCGATACCAGAAGCACTAGAGTTAACAATGCCATTAAAGGTCATACTTTTACCAGCATTAGCATTAGCACCACTACCTATATCTGTTTGAAAATCCTCTGGTGTAGGTGTAATCATTTGATCTATACCACCCAAAACCATTGCAGCACCGATTCCACTTAAAGCACTACCAACTTTAGTTAAGGCTCCAATAGCACCTGGATTTAATGGGCCAAATGCTCCAAAAGCAGACTTTCCAAATAATCCTGCACCAGGGAAAAGGAAGGATGCACCTATCAAAAGACCACCTGTTATTACTTTTCCAACCTTTCCAGATCCCGATGCTATTGGTACGATTTTTATATCATCATCTCCTACAGGATAAAATAATTCAGTTTCATTAATATTTTTATCACCTACTTTTACAATATAATTTTTCTCAAGCATATAAGTTTGTAGTTCTGGAAAATTGCATTTTAAAAACCTATAAGCATCTATAGCATTATTAATCTTGGCATGAAATACTCTATTTCCTACAACTTTTGCTAGATCACCATATATCGTAATTTTGTTACGCATACCTATACCTATCTAAAGTTAATTCTAACCAATTTTTACCATAAAACTCTCTACAACTCAATTTTCTTATCTCATGATGAAGCATAGTTTGATTTCCAATATATAAACCTATATGAGTCTGCTGGTTATCATTTTCCCCAAATAATATTACATCTCCTGCCTGTGAAGGTTGATCCTTCTTAAGTTTTTTAAATCCTGTCTGTTCTATTAAATCAGCAAAATTCATTTCTTTATAAAAATTTTTTACAGATTTAGGTCTTGCCCAGTCTTTTAAAATAATATTTCTTTTTTCTCGATACCATGCATAAACAAGAGAAGCACAGTCCTGAGAACCCCATACCCATGTACGACCCAATAAAGGTGCTTTGTAACCGCTAGGTTCAAATTTATGCCACAAGTTGTCATAAAGTCCGATTATGTAAAACGGATAATTTAAATACTCACAGGAAGCTAGATCCGCTTGGCTTGGGAAACAGGTATCAAAAGGATGACTGTGCACAACAGCTAAAATTTCTCCTTGATCTTCATAACGAATCCAATCTTCTGGGTCGATAATAAATTGATCTGTCTTTTCTTCAGCTAAATTTTTGCATGGACAATATTTTTCCTTACCTTCAAATACAATAAGCAGACCACAGGATTCAAAAGGTGATTCACTTTTTGCGTGTTCTAACGCTTCTTCCTTCCAGGTCATCCTACATATTTACCAATAGAAGGGAATAATTCTATACCTGTAATTCTTTTTGGAATTTTTACGTTTGTCAAATCTAAAGCACTTGCAGCTTCCCATTGAATTACTTCTCTATTTTCTGTCATTTTTCTATCAATAAAATAAATTTCATCGGGAAATTTAGTAGAAGGTGAAGCTGTACTATTTGTTCCATCTGCAAAGTTATCAGCATCAATAAACTTTGCAAGAGTTCTTATCCTTGTAAATTTAGCACCCACTAAATCCTTAGCTATACCAGTAATAGCTAGTAATGTTGCTGTTATAAAACCACTTGCATTACTAACAGTAATTGTTGGTCTTGGGAATTGACCTTTTGCGGTATATTCAAAACCTTTACATTCAATAGGAAATTTTGTATAAGTATTGCTCGCAAACTTTATATCACCATTTCTAACCAATGATGTCCCATTATGAAACCTTAATATATCAGACGAGCCGTGTAGTGTTGAATCAAAAGCAATTTCGTATAATTCAATAATTGCTGATGGATTAACAGCTTGAAGGTCGGTAAATGGAACTGTAGTCATTAAGGTTCAAATACTTGTCTAAAGGTAGCTTGAATAGTAGCTCTATTGTTATATGGTATAGATTTTGACCAAGTTTCGCACATAAATTGATTTGATCTTATAACACTTACATTTCCAGTGGGAGTGGGAGTTGCAGCAGCAGCAGCCGTGACGACAAAAATTGTAGAATTTGTTTTTGTTTTTACTGTAAAATTACCATCGGCTGCCGATCCAGAAGTGTAGGTAATGGTGACCTGATCTCCTACCTCAAGTCCGTGACCCGCAGGAATTGTTATCGTTACAGTTAAATCTGACTGTGAATAAGTTCCAGTTTTTGTAGTTCCTTCGCCAGGTGGTGTAAAAGTAAAACTTTCAGCAACTTTAGCTCTAGCATCTAAAAATGCTTCTATTGCATCTGCATCTGATTCAGACTTTTCAAAAGTAAGATTAAATACTTTGGGATTTTGGTTAAGGCCAAAGGTGGTGCGTTGCTCAAAGCCATCACCGAAAACTGTAGTGCGGATATTTGGTGCGGAACTCTTGGTTAATCCATAGGTAGGTGTCGTTCCACCAGATGAAGTTCCTACAGTTGTATCATCAAAAGTAGCCATTATCTAAGCAGTCCTCCTGGCCTTTTTTGTCTAATTAATTCTGATTGTACAGCAGCCGAAATAACTTGACCAAGTTCTCTACCTTCTCGTTCATCTCCTGAGACAGCCGAGCCAGAAGCATCTACGTTTACTACTACGTTTGTAGATCCTCCAAGAGCATGGTTTGGTGTAATCATTCCTGATACACCTGGAGTAAACATTTCTGGACCTTTTTCTCCAACAATGTAACTGCTTCCGCCTTTTACTGGGCCACCTTCAGCTTTAAATAAGCCACCAATTACAGGTATGTTGCTAAGTAAAGAATTGACACCATAATCAAGAAGTGATCTTTGTATTTTATTAAAGACACTACTAGCAACTTGTCCAAGAGTTTGAGTACCATTTATTGCACCTTGAATTGCATCAACAAGACCTGTTTCTACTGTTGAAGCAATGCTTGAATATAATTCATTTAATTTTTGTAATTCATCTCTTGTTTTTATAAGATTTTCAAGTTGTTTTACTTGCTCTGGTGTTAAATCTTTAACCGCAATTCCCATTTCGTTTGCTGTTGCAAGTTTTAATTTTTCAATTTCTGCTCCTTGTTGACCCAGTAAAAGTTGATTCTGCAAGAACATATTTTGATCTTCTAAACTCTTTGTTGCAGAATCAAATTGTTGATTTCTAAATTTTTCTAATTCTATTTGTTTTCCTGTTTTTGCTAAAAGTTCTTCTCTTGCTAAAATTTCAGATTTCAATGTATTTATTCGATCTTGTCTGTTTTTATTAGCTGCTCTTCCTGATACAGTAGTTCCTTCTAATATTTCAAGCTCACTTCTCATATCTGTAAGCTGTTTATCTCCTGTTAGATTTGCAAGTCGTTTATTTTCTGCTCTTTGTGCATCAACTAAAAACATTGACATAAATGGAGCGATAGCTGCTTGTATTCTTGTCATTGCTTTTTTAAATTGATTTCCAGCTAAACGACTAGCTTCTGCAAACTCTGTTAAATTTTTAACTCCCTGCTCTCCTATAACCTGATTCATTTCCTCAGTGACCATCGCTAATGCAACATGAGCACCATGCGTTTTTTCTATTAATAAAAGCCTTTTCTCTTCTACAGAGCCAGCTAAACCTAAAGCACCAGTAACAGCTTGAACGTTAGGATTTAGCTCATCAAATGCCTTGCCAAGCTCTGACATATTTTGTGCAAGAGTTGTTAACTGTTGAAGAACAGCAGTAGCAACAAGACCCCCTGCAAAACCTCCCATTTGTCCACCAATTTTAGTTCCTGCAAAACCACCAGCAAAACCAAAAGCACCTCCAAGCGGACCTTGTCCAAATAACAATGGAAACGCACCAGAAATAAGTCCGCTTGTTAATGCTGCTTTATTACTTTTATTGTTAAATTTATCAAGTTTATTTCCTTGAGCTTGTGCTTTATTATTTTTAATCTGTGCCTCCGTATTTTTATTAATTGAAATTGTTTCTCGGCCTAAGGCTGCATTTTGCTTATTTGTTGCTGCTAATGCTTCTTTATGTTTTTTAGTTCCAATTTCTAAATTGTTTGTATATTCCTCTAAAGCATCTGATACTGCAAACTGAGCATTAGCTGTTTTACCAAATGCTCCTTGAGCTTTATTAACTGCCTTGACAATATCTTCCATATCTTGCCTATATTTCTTCAATTCATTACGAGCACCTGCTCCTCCTGCACCCCCTGTATTTCGAGGATTCATTATGTCTATCTGGCGAATATTATCTACACTTTTTGTTAATTCTTTTACTTTTGAATTTAATCTATCAAGACCAGACTGACCTTTTACTCTTAAATTTATATTTACTCCGTATTCGGCCACAGTAAAAACAAAACTTTATTTTAGTGTACCGCTTTTAGCGTTTTCTTGCTTGTGATTTATTCT